AACAGAAGACAAGGTAGGTTGTATATCGATGCTGACTATTCTAGTATGAAGGAAGATGATTATATTATCATTCAGTGTTGGAGGATGTTAGATCCTAATGACTATACTAAAGTTTATAATGATCCATTCTTGAAAAGATATTTCGTAGCATTATTGAAGAAACAGTGGGGTTCGAATATGATGAAGTTCAAGGGTGCTAAACTTCCTGGTGGAGTTGAACTCAATGGACGTGAAATTTATGATGAAGGTATAAAGGAATTAGAGAAGTTAGAAGAACGTATGCAGTGGGAGTATGAAATGCCAGTACTTGATCTGATTGGATAATGGCACTAAATCCCTTTTTCTTACAAGGTAATAAGACTGAACAAAATCTAGTACAAGATCTTGTAAATGAGTCTATAAGGATGCATGGCATAGAGTTTATCTATATGCCAAGGACAAATGTTGCATCAAAAGATGTACTACGTGAGATCACCAGTTCTCACTTTGATAAATCATTTCCTATAGAGGGCTACATATCATCATACGAAGGATTTGATTCAGGATATAATTTACTAACAAAGTTTGGTGTAAGATCTACTGCTGAGATGAAGATTGTCATATCTCAGGACAGATATAATGAAGGCATTGCACCTTTATTAGATCAAGCAAGACCTTATGAAGGCGACCTGATGTATTTCCCATTGAGGGATATTATATTTGAGATCAAGTATGTAAATGACATAGAGAACTTCTATCAATTACAAAAGAATTACACATATGAATTGACTTGTGAACCCTTCGAGTACGAAGATGAGAAGATTGATACTGGTCTTACAGCAGTTGATGATGACTTTGAGACTGAGGGTTATAACGTAACAATGATCCTTGGAGATCTTGGAACAACAGCAACTGCATCTGCAGGATTAGTGAATGGTGGTATTCATAAGATAGATGTTATAACTGCTGGTTCAGGTTATACTAACGCTCCTTCTATTCTAATAGCACCACCTGTTAGTGGAACACGAGCAACTGCTGTAGCAATCACATCCACAACTGGTACTAGAAACTTCAGTTCTTTACGAATTGATCATATACAGATTACCAATCCTGGTGCTGGATATACCATGTCACCTACTATTCAGTTCTTACCTGAAGATGGTAAAGGATCTGGAGCAACTGCTTATGCAGGTATTGGTACGACAGGTGTTGTAGGAACCATAACACTTAATTCTACTGGTGAAGGATATACTACTCCACCAACAGTTACATTCTCTGCAGCACCTGCAGGTGGTGTTACTGGTATTGCTACTGCATCTATCAATTCTACAACCAATAGGGTTACTGGAATTACAGTTACTAATGCAGGTTATGGTTATACTGTTGCTCCAACAATTACAGTTGGTTCTGCATCAACTCAATCTGCTGGTACATTCCTCTATGGTCAAATGATTACTGGTGCATCTACTCTTACTACTGCGTTTGTTAGTAAGTGGGATACAGTTAATAATACATTATATGCTAAGAATCTATCTGGAAACTTTGCAGTTGGTGAAACAATTTCTAATGTAGGATTTGGAACTGCTGTATATGTACTAGATAGTATAGACTATGATGACGATGATGTTTCCAATACAGGTGACGAGATTCAAGTGTACTCTGACACTAGTATCTTAGACTTTACAGAGATCAATCCATTTGGTGAAGTATAATGTTAGGTACTTATTTTTACAATGAAACTGTTCGTAAAACAGTTATTGCTTTCGGCACATTGTTCAACAATATAAGAGTAAAGAAATTTGCTAGTGATGGTAAGTCAATTAGTCAAATCAAAGTTCCTATTGCTTATGGACCTATGCAAAGGTTCTTGGCAAGGATTGAACAGCAGTCAAATTTTGATGACAATGTTGCTATTAGTTTACCTAGACTTTCATTTGAGTTGACATCATACACATATGATCCAAGTAGGAAAGCATCACCAATAACAAAGTTTACTCTGAAGAGTCCTAACTCAAAGACTAAGCATAAGAAGATGTATCTTCCTGTACCTTATGATGTGGGATTCAGACTGAGTTTTGCTACTAAATTGCAGGATGATGCTTTGCAAATTATTGAGCAGATCCTACCATTTTTCCAACCATCATATCAAGTAACAGTCAATATGTTGGAAGGTGTTGAAGAGTCTAGAGATATACCATTTACACTAAGAAATGTTTCTTTCAATGATGAGTATGAAGGAGATTTTTCTACGAGAAGATTTATTCAGTATGATTTAGATTTTGTTGCTAAGACATACTTCTATCAGGAAGTACCTACAGACGAAGGTGGAATCATCAAGAAGGTTCAAATCGATTACTCTACTGCTATCAGAGCACCAAGAGCACAACGATATACTGTTGTACCTGCAGCGACTAAGGATTATAATGATGATACTGCAACAGCATTGAATGCTAAGGTTGAGGTTCAAAAGACTTTGATTAGGGTCAACTCTGCTGCTTCACTATCTGCAGGAACATATATTCAGATCAACTCTGAGGTCATGAGGATAATGGAGATTGATGGTACTAATGTTGTTGTAAGAAGAGGACAATATGGTACTAAGATTACAGAACACTATGCTAATGATAAGATTAGTCAGGTAGATGCTGTCGATGCTGGTATGATTGAAGTAGGTGATGAGTTTGGATTTACTGAGACTAGATCATTATTTGATCAAGATGGTTTAGAATTTAGCACTAGCACTGGTACTGATATTGATACGTAATGTGGGGTAAGTATTGGCAAGGAACTCTTTATAATGACTACCGTGATGTTCAACTAGATCCAATAGCGGAAGACATAACAGCAAAGTTTATAAAGACGTTACCACAAGTTCATTCAGTTTATATTAGAGGATCTCATGTAGAAAAAACTACTAGTGAGTATTCTGATATAGATTATTTGGTTGTCAGTGCTAACACTGATCAGGGACGATGGTACTATGGATGTTATAACGATGAGATAGATGGTATTGATGTTGACGTTCGAGTAATGACTGAGAAGGAGTTTTGTAAATGTCCTGATGAAAGGTTCTTAGAATTTGTTCCTTTGAAGTGTGTTGCTGGTAAGGATATGTCTTTAGCTGAGATAGATTTGTATTCTATAAAACATGACTACGTTGATAAGAGTAAAACTTTACGTAACATGTTAGACAATCCAGTATGTAATGGATATGTGAAAGATGAATATACTTCTAAGAAGTATGTAAAAAAATTACTTAGATGTTGTTTTGATACTGTAGGTCCAAAGTTAGGTATTCATACAAGATCATTATCCTATTGCCAGTACTTTTTTGCACAGGAAGTAAGTGAGTATGCACGGTTAACTGCAGAGTTATTGTGTTACTATCTAAATAATAAAGAATATGATACTAAATTGATATCAGATTCAGAAATATTGATTGATCTAATTGCAAATGGCCGACACATATGATGCTATCGACAAAGCTCTTGACGTGAAATCAGAGATCGTCAGAGAAAAGAGGAAGCTTACTAAAGTCAGAGATGATATTGGTGATGATCCTCAGAAAGATTATGAATATAGTAGAGCACAACTCTATACTCTTGTAGAGAAAGGTCAGGAAGCAGTTAATGGTATTCTGGATGTAGCAAACGATAGTATGCACCCCAGAGCATTTGAAGTTGCAGGTCAACTTATCAAACACGTAGCAGATACTACTGATAAGTTAGTAGATCTCCAAAAGAAAATGAAGGACTTGGATGAAGATCAAGGTCCAAAATCAGTTACTAACAATTCTTTATTTGTAGGTAGTACTGCTGACCTTCAGAAGATGCTGAAGAAACAGGGTCTTGGACAGTCTAGAACATCTAAATAAATCCATGAAAGATCTTAAAGAAGACCAACTCCAGTTCGACAAGCTTGTCAAAGCAGTCAAAGGGTCATCAATAGACCCCAAGAAAGAAGTCAAGCTAATGAAGATTGTTGGTAAGGTTAGAGGATTGAAAAAAGAATCTCGTGTGATGAATAGTTCATCAATCGAGAAGTCTGGTCCTACCATAGATGTAAAAGCAACTGAAGTAAAAGATAAAAAGAAAGAAGATAAGAAAAAGAATGGTGCTATTGTCAAGTCTAAAGGTTCATCCTTAGCAAATCGTGGTAATAAAAATACTGAAGTGAAGGATGAAAGAAAACCAAAACCTTATAGAGATAGTAATAAGAAAAAAGATAAGGGTAAACCTGTGAATTGGAAGAAGGCAAGAGAAAAAGCTCGTGATGTAGCTGGTGCAGCAGTCAAGGCAACTAAGGCTGCTGCTGGTGGTTTTGCTGCTGGTTTTGATCCAAGTCAGAATGTAAAGGAAGAAGTATCCAGAAGAAAGAAACCCTCTGCTATTCGTAAACAGAAGAAACTAGCGAAAGCATTATCAACATTAAAATATAAAAAGGAAAAGATGGTAAAATAAATGGCAGCAAAAAGTGACATCTATCTTGGTAATCCGAATCTAAAGAAGGCTAATACACAAACCGAATTCACTAAGGAACACATTGCAGAGTTCCT